AGAATATACTAAATAATCACGTGCACCATTCATCATAGCAGAACATTTAGCAAGCTTGTTAGTCCACCAAGTTGGAAGTGATGCTTCCATATCTTGTGGTAAAGAACCTAATATGTCATTAGCATCTTCTATAATAGTTTTACACATTCTACGTGAAGAAGCTACATCAGTATGTCCATCTTTTTTCATCGACGTTTCCTTTTAAAACCTATTGGCTTGGAATATTTAATAGGATATCCAAGCGAACGTTCATTGTTTATAAATTTCTCTAGTGTAGAATAACCCAATTTGCCACTGGTGGCAAGTTTTCTAATTCGTTCATTACGGCGTATACCCTGATTTGGGAATCTTAAAAACTTAAATTTTCCAACTTTGCGTAGTACTTTAGGTTTCATATGTTGTATTTTGAGCATAAGCATCAAAAACAGTTTTCTCTCCTGTCTTCAAATTTTGCTCTTCCTTTTCTATTGAAGATATAAGTTTACCACACTGTGATTTACACAATTTAAATGATCTCTCATAACCTTTTAAATAATCCTGAAGTTTATTCCAATAATCATAACTTAAAATTTTTTCCATGGGAACATGAAAACCATTAAACATATGTTCAAACTTAGGAGGATAATAAAAACGATCTCCAGATGTCTCATCATAATAATGACCGCCTGTCCAACAACACCTAAAAACTAAACCTTCAGGAGAGATGTACCATTTACCCCAATCATCCCATACGCAACGAATTATTTTCTCTGCTGTTTTCATTGCGTCAGTTTTTTTAGTATGAACAAATTTTCCAGATTTAGGTGCGAATACATCACGAGAAGTCTTCACAGTAGAAAACGTAGTAAATCCAGAATCTACAGCAATTTGTTTAGCGGTATCTACCTGATGTTTATTATGCTCAAAAACGATATACTTCCAATGTACTTGAGGACGTTGTGTGGCTATAACTGACTTTGCATTTGCTAACACATTTTCAAACTTGGTATTAATACGGTACTTAGAGTGAGTATCTTCTAGACCATCTAAATCAAAGTTTATAATGTCTTTATCCGTTAAAATATTTCCCACTTCGGTCCAATAATCATGACCATGTATGCCGCCATTTGTGTGTATTTTAATCTTAGTGCCTTGTGACTTTACATAAGAAATTATTTCTCTGAAATCTTTATTCATTATAGAGTCCCCAAAATTACCGTTTAACAGTAACCACTCTACATTTTGTAGGAGTTCAGGATAAAATAATTTTTGAAAATTATCATAAGTGATTGTATGTTGTTTATCGTTTAAGTTTACTCGGAGAGGTTTCCAACGATGGCACGCTGGGCATCTAGCATTACACCTAAATGTAAGCTCTGTTGTTAATTGTCGGTATTTTCTCATTATGCTAAACTAAATATTGTTACTACTGTTCCAGACGGGATAGATACGTCTTTAAATTGAATAGTATCATTAGATAAGTGATATACGAATTCTGTGTTACTTTGAATAACTCCATCTAAAGATACTACAGCAATGTTAGCATGTGAAGTGATATCTCGTCCAACGAAAAAACAATTTGACGTACCTAGTGCAGAGTTAACATTACTAAAAGGTGTCATTTCTGTCGAAGATGCGACATTATCTGAAACTACATTGATATTAGCATTAAGGCGTGTAAATGTGATAAAATCATTTGAGGCAGCGACGGCTACGTTAGTCACACGTCTAGCCTCAACAGCCGTAGCAAAAGTGCTATTGGCAGTAATTCTAGCCTGTAAAGCAGCCGCATTATCTGTTATAGCAGTATTAAGGTCAGCACCACCATATTTAACAGTTGTCGCTGAAAGTATTCCTACATTAATATTACTTAAAGTTACAGCCGATAAAGAAGTATTAGAGGGGGGATCTGCGGTATCTGCTACAGTAAATGCTAAAGCAGACTCATCATAAAAGAGCGCCGCATTTCCTTGGTTACCTCTATTAAATAATATACCAACATCAGCAGAAGGAGAGCCTGTCCCTCCCTCATTCAACATTATCATACGGTCTTCTACAGTCAAACTTGTAGAATCGACTATAGTTTGATCACCATTCACTGTAAGATTTCCAGTAATCACTAGATCATCTTGCATAGTTACTTGTCCAGTAAACGGGGTAGTACCAGTAATTATGTTAGTAACATTTGTGGAAGTTTGATTAAGATTAGCTAAAAGTTGAATAGTGTTAGCAATAGCAGAGATAGAGTTACTGCTTACAATACCAATATTAGCAGTAGCTTGGACACTGTTGGCAGCCGCGTTAAACGATACTATATCAACATTATTCTCTACAGTGTTAATATTTGACTGAAGAGAATTAATGTTAGAAGTAAGATCAACATGTACTGCAGCAGCATTCGCAGAAGCTGCTAAAGCAATCAAACCTACAGCACCTGGACCTAAATGTCTAGCGCTTATAGCGCCGTTTGCTAATAAAGCAGCACTTAGTGCGTTATCTGATATTACAGTTCCTGTTACACGAGTTAAAGCCATACTAGCTCCTTAATTAATTATTTTTTCTCATCTTCTGATTCTAATTCCGCAAAAAACTCTGATAAAAAATCTTTTTCCTCTAAAGCTTCTTCTTCAGAATCGTTAAAATGGGCGGCTACAACATCATTAGTTTCAGTCTTTTCTTGTTCTTTAATAGGGTCAACAGACTCTTCAGATTCAGCAACTTCGTCAAAAAAGTCAGCTAAAAAATCTTTTTGCTCTAAAGCCTCTGATTCGTCGTTTTCAAAAAATTCTTTAATAAAATCTTCAACTTGTTCATCTACTGACGGAGGTTTAAGTAACTCATCATGAGTCATATCTATGCAGCATTTTTTTACAAATGATTCGATCCAGTCTAAATCTTCTTGTTTTGTTATCTCTTCAGTTTTATCTAAATATTGTAACTCAGAAACGACATTCTCGCCACGTTTTTCGTAAAAAATTCCTACAATTTCCCCTTCTACTAGCTCAGAAATCTTAGGCTCATGCTCACTAATTAAAGTAAGTGGGAAAGCTCTTTGTACTAATTTATTTGCTGCTTTTCCTTTGGAAAAGTCTCTATAATGGCAAAATACCATTTGTTGTTTCATTTCGTCTATTTGAAAAAGTATATATTCCATTTGTATCCTATGTTTTAATTATCCAATTAACAACGCAGTGTGGTAAAGTAATATCGTGCGTATGTCCAGCGAACGATATAGCTGTTATAGCTGCTGCTGTACCTGCGTCTTTCGCACCTGTCGAAAAGTTAGCTGTTGTAGGTGAATTAGGATTTGCATTACCTGATTGAGAAGTAACTTTACCTGCGCCAGTTACTGCTCCTGACGAAATCCCTAAACCAATAGCTGTACTCAATCCATATAAAGCTCTACCGCGAGCGTCAGGAATATTAAATGTAGATGAGCCATCCCCTCCACCGAAGTTAACTCCACAAATTGCATATAAAGCTGCGTATGTTGTCCTACTTACTGCCTGCCCTCCCATTCGCAGCCAACCAGCAGGAACAGAGGCGGTAGAACCCCCCCAAGCAACTATAGTTCCCGCAGGGACTAAAGTAACAGGAGCTGTAGTGCCTCCTTGAATGGCTGATTGTAGAGCTAGATTAGAAGCCATAGGCGCGTAAGCACCACCCTGATCTTTAAGGTTAAGACCAGCAGTAACTCCTGTAGAGCCATGTACATGGATTAAGGCGACGTTAGCAGTAGCGCGCGTGCTAAATCCGATAGAAGTGTCTTGATTGTCAGCAGATGAGATTTTAAGAGTTGCAGTAGCGCCTGCTCCACCATCTCCTGCGCCTGTTGTGAAGTCAGCTTTTGCTAGAAGAACATTACCATCTTTAAGCCTATCAGCAGTAATACTATCAAAAGCAAGCATAACATTAGTAACAGAGGCATTTGTTGGGGGTATACCGACATCAAGAAGATCAGACATATTTGCTGCATTACCAGTTTTTAGGTACAAACGAGCATTCCCTGATAACGCTCCTGAATCTGAAACAGTAGCAACTAGTTCTCCTACCTCGTATGTAGCAATTTTTTCAGCTAAAGCAACAATACCGTCTTCAACTCTGTTACCTATACCTACACGTGTAAAATTTCCTCCCACAGGAGATGATTTATAATGCACTGAATCTGATATGTATAAAGCATTGGTAAGTGCACTTCTAAAGAGCATTCCATCCTGCTCACCTAAACCTGCTCCAGAAGCCACAATATTGGTAGCAGTAGGGATAGCCTCTGACTTAAAATTAGTTAAAAGAGATCTAAGAGCATTATTATATTGAGAACGCGCAGAGTTAAGCGAGGTTCCCGCTGTCGGCTCAATAAAGGTATTGGAATCTACTAATGACATATATTATACTCCTGTTGCCGTTACTTGTACGGTGATTGGTCCATCGCCTAGACCAGCTGACGCACTATTCTCTATATCATACAAGGTAAACTGTGCTTGAGTAGAACTAGCGGAAGTAACTAATGCTGTCTGTGCCGTAGCTGTTGCGATTGGTGTAAAATTAAGCACAGGCCTATTCAAAAATCCTGCAGAAGAATAGTTAACAGTTGCAGGACTAGATCCGAATGATACGTCTGTTGTAAAAATTGTAACTTCTTTTTCTAATGTATACCGAAGTTTATCAAATGTAAAGTCAAACTGATCAGGCTCTTTGTTGTTTACTACAAATTTTAATTGGAACTGTCGCAAGCTTCTAGTTCCTGCCTCGTAGGGTATAAAACCGCCATCACCATTATCAGCTTGATCAAAATTAGGATTCCCATCAGAATCAAGAGTCAAGTTACCAGTCGCAAAGCCACCCGCTGCAACAGAATCGTATAAATCAGCATTTGCTGCCGTGGTGGTTCTAATAAATACTTGAGTAGATACAGCTCCTAAATCTCCTTCAAATGTCTGACCAAGTAAATCATTAAATTGGTTTAAATCAACCAGTAAGTAATTAGTACCTGCTACAGAAAGATTTGCATAATTATTTCCTCCAGTAGATGTTCCATTTGCAAAGAATGTGTTGCCAAGCTTAATAGTACTAGCGTCTATAGTTCCAGCAATGAAGGCGACAACATTAGCATTTGCGTAGTCTCCTTGATCTAGTACACCTGAAGAAGTGTAAGTGGTGAAACCAGAAGAATCAAGAGCAGAAGTTCTTCCAGAATCGGTATACAATTGCACTTGTGTGGCGCTGACTCTGTTTACATAAAGTTCTTTATTATTAATTTCATCCATTCCCAATACGTCATGGGCGATAATTCTGTCACCATTTACAAGTCCATGCTCACTGCCGCTGGTAGTTACTACGGCTGGGGAGGCTTTAGTAATGCCTGCTATGGGTATTGAATTTCCTACATAATCACCGCGAGTAGTGATAGCATAGACATTTCCTGATGATGTTGTGCTCATTAAGGTTTGGTTATCCGAATCAAATCTAATTGCACTAGTACCCGTAAAGGTAGTATTACCGTGCCCTAAAATACTACCGATCCCGCCAAAGCTCGTATCTTTAAGTTGCCCTGCAGATGTTGCTTCAGTAGAGCTTTCAATAATTGTATTAAACTGATCATTAAAGGTGGTTTGTCTGGCCTGAGTACCTTCAGATTCAATAAACACTGCTGCTGTAATTGTAGAACCAAAGTCTCGTATTTCTGTAAAATAAGTAGCCTCCCCATCTGCTAATATGTCTGTAGGAGATCCTGCTATCGTGCTAAATCCTGAACTAGAAGCATTTGCGTTATCCACAAGAGTAGAAGGATTACCTGAACCAGGAGTAGTTCCATCTTCCGTAAAACGTACCACTCCTCCAAATAGTGTTTCTGTGAGAGCAGGGAAATTATCTTGTCCGTTGTTTGTATTAGTAATACCTGCAAAAGCTACACTCGGACTATCTTCATTATAAGCAGCTACAACTTGGTTTCTATTAGGTCTAGAAGTGGTAATTATAGTTGCAACCACGCTCTCACTTAAGTTACCAGATGTGTCACGAGTTCGAGCAAGATAGGTAAACGTACCAAATGTGTCAATTGGAATTGATTTTCTATTAACTCCTGCAGCTACCTGTACAAAAGGATTACCTGCAATAAAGTTAGCTAAAGTAGCTGTATGTGAACCTTGAAGACGTCGGATGACGACTTCTTTCAAATCTAGGTCTGCTAACTCATCATTTACTCTAGCATACTGCCAAAAAAGAGTAATCTGATCAGTCTGTTGACCACCTGTGAAGTTGAAAATATTTTGTGGTTTTGCTGTTTTACCGAGTATAGTTTTAGAAGCAGTAGTAGGAACACCTCTAATACTTTTATTTAAAGGTACAATACGAACAGTGACAGCATTAACACCGCTAGTAGCTCCTCTATTAGTAAAATTGATGGTGTGTCTAATTTTACCGTCCACATCAACACCAGTGGCAGGAATTTTAACAGTATTAAAAGATGTTAGGTTAGAGGCACCACCATCTTCATTGATATCTTCAACTTGATCAAGTTTGTATGAAATTTCATAGTCAGTTACTTCTTGTCCTGTAATATGAGTAAATGAGACAGTAATTCGAACAGCTACACCAGCAGTTGCGTCTCGGTACAAAGACTCAGTAATCTCAACAGGACTCACTTTTTGTATAGGTAAATTACTAACTCTTATAGATTTTTCAGAAAAAGCACTTTTACGAGAAAATTGATTAATATTCCTAGCCTTTATAGATGTTATACCTAGAGGTAAATTAGGAATGACAAGATCATCAGTTAAAAATAGCTGAGAGTAGTCAGTTGATAAATGTAGGTCATATATACCATTATTTGCTAATCTAAATAGTCCTGGATATTCTACTTCACTGTAGTCTAGGGTACAAGTATTTGCAGATACGTTAGCCACAGTACCAACAGGGTTAGGAGATATATTAGTAAAACTAAAACCCGATAAATTTGATTCTGGTCTTTTTCCTAGATCAATTCTAAAAATTGAATTAGAACTAAGTGCTCCATTATAATTAGCACTTAGTGGGTCGTAACTAGTAGCTATAACTGGGAATACACTATTTACAGAAGTTTGTACGTTATCTCCTATTTCTATAGCTGGTACAGTATAATGGTCTAGGTCAATTCTAAATTCAGTATCCCCAGGCTGTACAGGATACACAATATTAGCTCTTTTACCTGCAACCTTTTCATTATTATTAAAAGTAAACTGTCCTCTACTCTGTTCAATACCGTCTACGAACAAAGTAGTAAATATTTTGTCTCTAGGTCTTACGGGTAATTCAATATGTAGATCCGTACCAGCAGCTGCTGTTATGGTATTAGTTACTTCAAATTGCTTTCTACTCCCGCTTACATAAAATGAGTTATTTGCAAAAAATCTAGAATCTAACATCTGATTAATACTGACATAAAAAGGTAAATCAGGTAATCTAGTAGATAATTTTTGTGCACCTGTTTGAGTATCATTAATCGTAAGTGTATCAACTGTTTTATCAAAAGCTACTATATTTGCTGAAGTGGCAACAGTATCATCCGCAAAGGCGATAAAGTTCTTTAGGCTATTCTTACCTGTCTTTTCAACTAAAGGAATAGTTACAAAATCTTGACCTTTCAATCCTAGAAATGTACCATCATTGACTTCTAGCAAGTGCTTAAATATATTTTTCTCAAAAGCTACATTCAATCCTTCAACAGTAAGTTTTAGGTTTGACCCAGAATCGACGCTAGTAATATTATTACAAAGTAATCTAACCTCTCCAATAGTGCTTGTATATCCATTTTTACCTACCAGAATACTTTGTCCTAGTTCTCCAGTTAAGGCAGCTGAATTATCTACTACAATATTTAACACACTTTGATGAGCATTAGTTACAGGTGTAGAGCCTGCTGGCGTAGCTAAAAAGTATTCAGTAGAAAAATTCTGAGAGTATCCAGTTCTTTCTGTTTTATTATCAATTATACCGTCTACAACTACAGAACCATCTTGTAGTCTGCGAGGGGAAGCTCTAAAAGAAAATACTGGAGGGGGTGGTGCTGAAAAAGCACTATCAATGTCTGTATAAGCAGTAGGAGTGTAGTCTATGAAAGTATCAGAATCAACATATACATTAGAAACGTATTCTTTTGCTACGATAGATATTTCTTCTGTTTCAGTTTCTCTTTCAATTTCGGCAACGGTGAAGAGTTTACCTGCCTTATTAGTGCCTAGATCTCCAGGAGATACCCACTCCCCCAAGCTCCACAAATCGCCTTTTTCAGGAGCGTCATTAGCTAACCAACCGTCGGTTTCAATGTTTACTAACGCGCCAGTAATGGGGTTAAATCTATCCCTCACAGTAAGCATAATTAAATCAGCACCTACTGATACATTATCTGTGCCAATAAATTGATAATCAGGAGCGTTATTACTTACAATATACAAATCCATTCTATCATTTTTTTGTTTGATAATACGTAGTGCTACAGGATAAGTATTGTTGGTAAATATAGCATCTGTTATTGCAGGAAAAGTAAAATGCTCTAGAGTTACATTAGGATTAGCCGCGCCTACAGCAGAATTATTAGCTACTTTTCCTCCGAACCCATAATTTACTCCTGTCATGTTCTGAGAGACAGATATAACATCTCCAGGAGCTAGGGCTAAAGCTTCTAAGCTAGTAGTAAATGAAATAGTTCTTCTGAGATACTTTGTAGCCGCGATATGATATTGTGCATATCTAAGCGCCTGACTTCTTCTAGTAACTCCTTGTAGATCGAGACTAATAACATTTTCAATTGTAGAACGATCTGAGCCATCATTTTTATCGTCAGTATCAATTCTTACAGTTTCTCTTTTATAATGATTTCTAGGATCAACATAACTAACTTCGACCCCCGTAATCATGTCACTCTCTCTGCCTCCACTGATAGAGAAAGAACCATCTTTAATATTGGTTTCATTGAAAATCATTGTGGGATATCGATTAGGCTGGTCTACGGCGAGGGATAATTTACCAAACGAATATACTATAGTGCCTCTAAAAGATGCTGCAATCGTATTCAAAATATCCATTGTCGGCTGTACATCTGAAATTTGCATATCACAAATAAATCTACGCTCTTTGATGGGTGTACCGTTAGGTAAACCTGTTAAGAGTGTCCTAATGATACCTGGATTAAATCCTTTTGGTTTATTACGATAACTACCATCAGCTAAACCATCTACTCCTTGAAATTTACCCGTAATTTCATCACATGCGTCACAATACTGAGCTACTTGATAAAACTTATACTTATCTATATTATCTTCTTCGATACCTAATCCATAAGTTTTATTTGTTAAGATATCGTAAATAATCCAGACTGGGTTCTGGGTCCAAGAATATACAAACGAACCATCCCACGTTCCTACATATATTTGAGGATTAGGATCAGTAAGTGCAGTACTTCCACTTTTTTGTAATCTATAACCTTGAGTACCTATATAAAAACCTTGAGAAGGTAGACCGGGAACCTCTACCTGTCTCCAATCAATTTCTCCACTTTCTAAAATAGGTTGATTATAATTTGAAGGGACTTTGACAATTAAACCTTTTACCATTGAAGTAAAAGTAGGGATTTGTCCTACATGCTCATTAATAGCTTTAAGAGCATACCCAATATGTGCAGTTCTTGGATAAGACTGCGGAGCTCTTTCTATTTCTGCCCAGCCGATGATCTGAACGTTAGAATTAATTCTTGAATCACCGCTCTCATTTGAGCTTTTTTCTACTGAAAATTTATAACCATCAGTACTTTGTAGCGAATCTGGAATTTCCACAGTGACATCAAACTTATAGGCAACATTAGTCTTACCAGAGATTGTTTTTGTAATTAAGATTAACTGACCAGCCTTTGAATGCCCTGTGGGATATACTAAAGGTTGACCTGCTCTATCAAACATCTGCACTTGAACAGTTAAAGAGTGTCCTGACACATTACCTTGATCATCTTGTTGGAATAAAGAATTACATACAAATAAAAATCTAATAGCATCCCATGCAAACGCACTAGTATCCTGAAGAATTACCTTACTTTCAGGAACTCCATCGATATTTCCTTTTTTAAGATTAACAGGAGAAGCAAAATTTTGAGGAGTTATAGACTCATCACCAAATTTTTTAAGAGGAGCTTGTGTAGTTGTACCAGGGTTACTTAGTGTTTTAAAATCACTTGTTTTTTCGCCGCCATCGCCGTCTAAGTTAATAAGATCATCAATAGAAGAATCGCTTACTTCAATATCTTGAGGGCCATTAGGATTAATTCTGTAAAGAGGTCCTTCTCCTAAAGCTATTGTCGCAAATAGAATATCCGTAGCGAAAAGTGAGTTAGGTTCTTCATTATAACCGCCCGCGTTACCGCCACCGCCTCCACCTCCGGCTCCCTTAATAATTGGAACTTGTTGTTCATTAATATTAACAAAGTTTCTTTTCATGTATCAAACTTTTCTTGTACGGTGATTGACGCGCTTGCATCATGGTCTGTGGTATCTAGATACCCACTAACAAAGTGACCTGCCACTCTGAATAGTCCGTAATTTAGCATTATAGGAGTACCGCTATCTATTGTATTTTTGAGAGAGCCAAACATATTATTTTGTCTTGAGTTTTGATCTGTACGCTTAATGTCAGAAGGTTTCTTAGTAAACATTGAAGTTACAAGAGCTAGTCCTGCGTTAACTGCTAGAGTAGTACCCATAGAACCTAAACTAAAGCCTCCTGCCGCACCAAGTTGAGATGCACCAATCTCTCCTGCAACATGAGGAGCAATACCTGCACCTGAAGACATGGCACCTGCACCTCCAGCTGCTGCTGCCGCTCCTCCTGCCCCAGAGCCCCACATACCCATACCTGCAGGACCTGTCGCAACTGCTAGCATAGCGGCCATTATAAGGAATTTAGTATTTTTTCCGCCACCACCCATAAAATTAGGTACAACGTAAAAACAGTCATCTTCTTTTACTCGTCTAATGAATAAGTCGTCTTGAGTAATAATTTCTTTATCTTTATTAAGTAGACAATAAGTTTCATCAATCAAACCATTATCAACACTTTTTACATAGTTACGAAATTTTGTGTGCATAGAAGTTAGATATACTAGTACATCAGCATATCTTACGACATCAACTTCATAAACCTTTTGTGTAAAAAGCTTGCTATAAGCAGAATGAACAATAATCTTACTTAACAAAGTGTTTTTCCTCCAGCTTATCAAACATAAGCGCGTCTATACGATCATTATACCAGTATATGTAAAATTTATTATTGAAACCAACTAAAAATTTGTACTCTTGAAAAGCTGCTCCAATTTTATCATC